TTGATAGACAGTTTGATCCATTGGAACATTCTGCATAGTAGCGCTCTTCTGTACGATGTATTGGTTTAAATCGTTCGATTGAGCGTTTAAGCTATGTATAGCTTTTGCGATTTCTGGGTCCATAATTTTTAAAAAGAGGGAGGTTGCCCTCCCTCTTATGTTATTAATTAGCTTTTTAGTCCAACGTATCAAGTAGTTCTTTTACTTTGTCGGAATCAACACTTTCCTTTGAAGAGGTATCTACATCCCCAAAGTCAATATCGTCATCATCGTCGTCGATTGCAGAACTTGTTGCTGCTGGAGTTGCTTTAACAGGTTCCGGAGTCGACTCACCATCTTTACCGTAATAATGCTCGTTCAACATAGTAACAAGCTCATCATAAGATTTGACTGGATATACTTTATCAAGTTCAAAACCTTGTTCGTAAATAGATCCGACATTATCACTAGTAACCCCAGAGATTTCAGACGGACTAGCAAACCTTGAAGTTACATAACTAGGATAACCACCTTGCTCTTCTACCTTAACTCGTAGATTACAGCCTTCAGGGTAAGAGAAGATCTTTTCACCAAACTCTTCTGCGTCATCTCCTTCAATTGCTTCCATAATAATCTTATGTAGCTGCTTACCAAATCGAAGAATCTTGACCTTACCTTCGTTCTCAGGATTCTCAGGATCCTTCACTACATAGACATTAATCAACCATTGCTCTCTACGAGTAAGAGCTTTAGCTTTTTCTTTCTCTTCTTCCGTTCCAGTCCTCATAATACGGAATCGAGCTTCAGCAATCGGATCTCGCTCACCCCAAGTCTGAGGACTAATCGCGCTCTGAAATTGCCCAGTCGCTTCACTTACCCAACCATGAGAAAAGTAATGAAAGAACGTCTTACTAGGCTCTGCGGTGTATGGTAGTAACCTCACCGTGTAGGTATTACCCGTCTTCAACCGCAAGATATTGCTAGTTGAACTACTCGACTGCGCTGGCTTAGCCAACGAGTCCTTAATTGATGCAAACATGCTATTTGTCATTTGTTAATAATATTTTGTTTATAGTTTTTATTAGTTTTATACTCAACGGTTTGATTTTCTTCGAGAAAACGAGTCTCGATCTCAAACTGCTCAAAAGATTATAAAAGTTTTTACATACAAATTCAACTGTATTTTTCTCTAGCTGGATATTTTTTTCACATAAATCTAAACTTAGTAAAGAATAGTAACAAATATGACCATCTTTGAGATCTAAGATATATTGCGGATATAGCCCTTTATGTAAATCGAGATAATCTTTACAGCTAGAAAAGTTATTATCAAAACAAACTTGATAGATATGTTTAAAGCTATTTCGTAGTTGAGTCAAGTTGTATGAATGGTCAGGTTCTGTAAGCTGTAAGTTCTCTAGATATTTTTTGTAAGAACTTATAGCATTAAAAGTAGTGAAGAATTTTAAATTAATATACTCTTCTGAATATAATTCATACGGAGCTGTAAAGTACATAAAAGGATCAATTTTCTTATTAGACAAAATATGACTTATCTTTTTAATGTAAGTAAAGTTTTCGTCAGAAAGGTTTTCGAAGTTTTTGCGATATTTAAATCCCTTACCACGTCGGCTTATTTTAAGGTAGGTATTATAAATGTTTTTTTCGTAAACCGATAACTCGCTCATAAAGATATAGAATGCTTTTTAAGATATTTTGTAATATACTTACTTTTATATAAGTAAGGATCATGTTGTAAAAATAATCTGACTAAATCAAAATTACTTTCTAATATTAGTATATCTTTAAATAGAGTTCTATATTTTTTTTCTTTTAGAATTAATAAAAAAACATTCGCGAGATTTATTTTTTTATTTTCACATACTGAGATGAAACTACACAAACTTAAAAATTTGTGGGTTATATCTTTTTGCTCTAGTAATGTGTAAGGATTATCCATTTATTGGTACAAAGTTTTTACTTAAGGTAAGAATTACATCATTTAATACTCCTCCTGCTGCGTATTCATGACCTCCACCTTCGCATATTTTTTTAGCAAATTTACCTAAGTCTAAATCTACTCCCTCATTTTTACGAAAATAAACTCGTTTACTTTTTAAGTTTATTAACATACATACTTCGCCTTTAGATTTATCTATTACATATTGCGCGACATCATTAATATACTCATCAGCAAAGGCGCTCACAAAAGTATATTTCTTTTTATTAACTGGTATATCGCATGTATATAATTCTAAACTCTCTGCGAGTTTTTTAAATTTGTAAATATGATAGCTTATAATTTTGTTTTGTTCGTTGTTAAAACCATGGAACCCGTGCTCAAAATCATTAACAAAATTTTGCAACTTGTTTCCGTTTTTATACCAAAACAAAAAGTTAAGTTTATTACTTTCAGGAAATTTTAATTCATAACAGTCATAATCATTCACTAAAGCAATAAGGTGTTTTTGTTCAACGGTCAAATTACCTAGAGACCCTAACGTGTTATAGTGTTTGTAAAGCAATTTACTGCAAGAGGTTTCATTTGCGTCAATATAAAACTCAGCATTTTTATAAATTTCTTCTTTATGAGTTTTATGATGATCAAATATACTAACGTTTTTCTTGTCAATTAAATCTTGTATATCTGTAGTATCTAAATCAAAGAAGTATACTTGCTTATAGTCTTCAAGCTTATGGTTATTCAACCACCCTAAAAACCTTTCTCTCAAGTTACTTACCTTGATGGTTACTACTTTAGATTTTTTTTGCTGAGCCCAGCTATGTACTAAATAGCTACAAGCTCCATCAAGATCTAAATCAGTAAAGACTATTTCATCTTTAACCATTACGATTATTTACACCTGCCTCCCAAATTGTACAGCGTCGTTTTCCGCAGCGTTGATATCGTCATTAACATTTAAGTCGTTATTTTCTTCAAGAGTTAAAGTAGTATAATCTATACTCATTCTCGTAGAGCCAGTATTAGCTCCAAATCTGTTCTTAATAATACCTATATGTAATGCATTATCTTCTTCATCTTGCTCTGTACGCCAAATACTTACTATCGCGTCTGCAGTAGCTCCTAACCCGTAACTCTCTCCAATCGATTCCAAACCAGGACCACCGGCATCATTATTATTACCATACCCGGTTCTATTTACCTGAGTAGCTGATACAACAGGACATTCGAATGTATAAGACATAGCTCTTACTTGCTCAGATATATTTTTGATCCGCTCATAAGAGTTATTACCATATGTAGCAGCCATTAGATTCAAATAATCTAATACGATTACATCTGGCTTGAATCCTTTATTGTTAAGCTTTTTTATATATGCTTCTAATTGAGGCGGGGTAATAGAATTAGGAGGAAACTCTTTAATTAAAAGCTTACTATCTGGTCGTACTGCTTTAAAAGTATTAACCTTTTCTTTTAAAGTATCGACATGATCTTGTAGTCTGTTAATTGGTAAGCTTGTAAGTTTAGAAGTTATTCGCTTACTATATATCATTTCTGACATTTCTAACGAAACGACTAAAACCTTCTTACCAGCTTCTGCTGCATTAGTAGCTACATTACTCAAGAAAATAGATTTACCAACATTTGTAGGACCAGCAAAAATATACATAGCTCTGCCAGCTTCAAGAAAACCACCATCTAGTCTTTCATCTAACCAATCCCAACCAGTTTTAATAGTAGTCTGTCTTGTAGTAATATCAGTAATATGTTTTTCTAAGTCTTCAAAATAATCATGACCAATATTAGTAGTAATAGATACATTGCATGCTTTGTTAAACTTCTCATGGATAGTTTTTACATCTCGCTCTTTACTATCTACAATTTCCAAGAAGGTATTGAATACTGCTTGCTCTTGTAAAAACTTTTCTGTATATGAATAAAGCTGTTCGTCAGTTAGATCAGACTTTATGTCATTAATTACAGTTTTAGATTTTTCATAATGCTCTTTTAACTGGTCAGTATTAAGATATAATTCTAACTCAGTACGAGAAGGTCTCTTCTTATTCTTCTTATATAAAGCTTGAATTATTTTAATAATCTGTTGAAAGTTTTTATTCTTAAAAAACTTATAGTTCAGATTATCAATTATGGAGTTTAAGTATATTTCATCTTCAAGACAAGTCTTAAAGACTATACGCTCCAAATAATCAAGATCTATATCGAGGTAGTTACTTTCGCTTGTTAGCATATTTACTGAGGACATTATAGAAGTAATCCTCTGAAATTGCAAATTCTTCTGTGAATTCAGTTAAGCCAGGTGAGTCGTGTATGACTTGAATAGGGGCTGTAGTCAACTTCATACCAGCAACATGGCAATCAAAGCAAAATTTGAGATCGTAGTGATGAAACCCTTTTATGTTTTCATCGAATTGCACGTTATGTACTGCAATAGATTTGGTTTTGACTGCTAGAAATAATCCGTCGAGTAAAACTACTTCCCGCGGAGTAGGTCCGAAGATTGTTTGATAATATTCGTATTTGTTTTTATAATGAGCTACTACCCCAGAAAGAGAATCTGGCTTACTCATTAAGTGCCAAAGACATGGTTTCTTAACCTGTAGCTTACTACCTCCCGCTAGACCAACTACATCATAACCTAGTTTAAATTGCTCCCTAATACACGTGAGAAAGTTAACGCTATCAATATGTACATCATCATGAACAAATAATATACAACCATACTCTTTAAGATTTTCTTTTGTGAGATATCTATTATAAACATTACACAAACCAAACGTATTTTGATACGTCGGTTTTAAGGTGTATGAAACTATAGATTGTTTTTCTTTATGACTTGCCAGACTTTTAGCTAAGCGCGTATTTTTGAAGTCTGCTTCTGTATGCTTTGTAGCAACTGCTATTAAAGTTTTCATAAAAAGAACGGAGTAGAATTGAGTTTGAATTTATCTACTTCTTTAAATCTATTAGAAGTAAAGTTATATTCAAGCACAACTCCCTCGTCTATATATTTATAGGCTGGTATAGCCGCAGACGTGAAGTTACCTTCATTATAATGTAAGGTACTACCAGATCTAAATATGCGCAAACTACCAGTTTTAGTATCGTAATACCAGCAACTAAATATACCTTGCAGCATTTCTAGAGCTTGTTTAAAGCCAACCTTTTCCATAAGAGGTAGAATAATACTACTATCTACATCATTATAGTTTTCTAGTTTCATCTCATCGACTAACTCTCTATCATTTTCTAGTACACCATTATGCGCTAAATAACGATCATTTACAGTAAACGGATGAGATGTTTCTTGTTTAAATTCTCTTACTCTTGACGTAGGAGATTGTACATGTCCAAGATAATAAATACAAAAAGGGTTCTCTGCAATAGGTTTAGTAAAGTCTAATTCATGCTTAGTTTTTACTAAAGTATTACTTTGTAATCCTTGCGGAAATAGATACGTTACACTACGTACAAAATTACCCCTCTCTGTATTTTTTTCACAGAGCTTTCTAAATTCTTCTATATTATTTGATCCAAAAATTCCACACATAACTTTATATTCTATTTTATCTACCATTAGGTTGTCTTCCAAGGTATATCGTTTCGCTCATATTCTACAGGATCTACAATTTTGCTTTGTAAGAATCCTTGTATACGAGAACTACAAGCAGTACAATAACCACAGGCTTTTTCTTCTCCCTCATAACAAGTCCAAGTATCTTCGAACTTTACGTTATTTTGTACCCCTATTTCAATAATTTCTTGTTTTGATAGCTTGATTAGAGGAGCCTCTATTTTAACTTTTGTCTTTCTATTCAGAGCAGTTACATTATTAATCTCTGTAAGAAACTCTTTACTTCCATCCCAGTAACCAGCTTGACTATCCACAAGAGCAGATCCATGATATACAGTTTCAGCTCCAACCGCTTCTGCGTACGAACATGCAATAGATAGCATCATCATATTACGAAACGGAACATAATTTACAGTTTGAGCATCCCCTAATACATCTCGAGCATGCGCTACTTTTATGTTATTATTAGTTAGAGAGGAAGTTGACGCAATATCTTTAAAGAAGCTTATATCGATAATTTTATGCTCTTCGATATTATCATAATTATCAATTTGCATACCAGCATACAAAATCTCTTTATTATGCTTCTGACCGTAATCATACGTTAGCGCATAAACCTCATCGTGAACTCCTGCTGCTAAACTTAAGATTACTGAACTATCTAAACCACCTGAAATAGGTACTACTGCTTTATTCATCGTCTTGTTCTAATATAGCTACTTCACTAAGTGACTTACCATAGCGGTACTTTTCACTTATAGAAGATTCTAACTTAGGTAAAACATTATTCCACGTCTCTTCGTCGTTGCGCCAATTTTTGTAATAACCTAACTTTTTATCTCCCATACTATAAGTCGAACCATGCTGCTCAATAATTCCATGAGATACGGCAATATCTTTTAAACCTGAATATTTCTCTAATCCAGTTTTAAAGTTAAGATATGCTTCTCCTTGCAAGAATGCAGGTATAAATCTATTTTTTACAGTAAGCATACGAAGAGTAACTCCAGAGTAATTGCGACTTTCAGTTAATGCTTCGTCGTTTGTATTACCTGCATCTGTTTTTTCTTTCTTCGCTGCCATTTGTACTAGTATAGACGCCATGTATACAGGACCAGACCCACCAGCTTGTTGCTTAACTAAGGTAGGATGGAGTGCACCAGGGTCAGCGTACGTATGATTACTCGCAATTACGGTAGTTCCCGTCACGGCTGCCTTGTAAGTAATAATACGCATCATGGATTTGAGCTGCTTGGCTCGAAGCCCCATATCCATGGCGCCTTTATTAGCACCAGCATCGTTTATTTCCTTCTCCGATGCTAAATTGCCGAGGGAGTCAATAGAAATAATGAACTTACCATGCAGTTCAGGTTCTTTTTCTACTTCATCCAAGAATGCCATAATCTGATTACGACAACTCTCTACTGTATCTACTGGTACGTATTTTACATTAGAGGTATCTAACCCGACATTCTCGGCTCCCTCGTTTTCTACTGCTACCTCTGTATCAAAGATAACAGGAACCATGCCTTTTTGTTGTGCATGTGCTAAGATCTTATTCAAGATAAAGGTCTTACCACAACCTGAATCTCCTGCAAAGATAGTAATTCTACCTTTCGGTACACCACCGTATAGAGACCCGGATAGAATTGAGTTGAGAACTAGGCAACCCGTATCAATCCACTCAGTAACGTTACTAAGAGTATTCTTCTCTAATGTAGTGGCGTTACTATTTAATTTTTGCAGTTTAGCAAATGCTTTATCAACAAGGTTTGACATGTATTATTCTTCAAATAAGGTTACTTCAGGAACTTCTTCGTCTAGCTTTTCTACTACTGGTTCTGGATTAGGTTCTCCTGTAGTATTAATTTTTGCGTTGTAGTGAGTTAAGATCTTATCAGAAATCTTTACTTCTAATTCAACGTACTGACCTTCCTTATATACGAAAACAGGTTGCTCTCCTTCTGAAAACTCATTAAAGAAAAGAGGCATAACATCTACCTTCATATTATTAGGATCATTAGGAGTTACCATAATCATCGCAGGTGCTTTAACTTTGACGTGCTTGGCTGTCTTTTCGACTAATTCACCGAAGCACGTCCTACCGATCGTATCAACGTATGTAAATATATCCATTTGAGTATTATACCATATTAAAATTAATTTGCAACTTCTACTTTGAAGAAATCAAATAAATCTGTATTCAAAGCTTCTCCTGGTTTGAAAGACTTCCATCCAGCGTTTTCGTAGAATCTATCTATTACACTAAACACAATCTTTTCAAACATTTTTTCATAATCTATTTTGAAGTCCTGTTTAAACTCTTCAGGTAAGTCGTACTTAAACCCTAGCGACTTAAGTCCAAATTTGTTAGGAGTAATTGTATAAAAATATCTAATTTTATCTCCTGATGTAATATTTTCATGCTTACTGCTTATACCATAATGCTGCAATAGTTTATTATAGTAAATAGCTGACTTTACGTGTATAGGGGTACCCTTCTTTACTTGCCAGTCGTTTGCGTAGATGCTATATTTTTCATATTCTTTGATACCCATTACAAACGCAATATCGTTGATAGGTAATGACTTGAATATATCATACGTCTCCTCAAACATTTCGTTTGTTGACGCTCTATCTTCAGTCATAATCATATGTTCAATTATCTTTTTCACATACGGCTTAATCGCATTAGGCATTGTAGTACGAACTACTTCAACACCTGTATACTTAAACTTGTTACATGCTACTCCTTCGTCGTCGAGTTTGTGCAATACGTATCGTTTCTTTTGCAGAAAATAGCCTCTATCACAAATAGATTCTCGCTTGAATACAAACCTAGGGTCTTTAGTCAGCAACGTATCACGAGCCCACTTTTCAATATTCTCATTTAAGTCGTCTTCTATATCTTGTACTAAATCTAACACTTCGGGAGTAACTACATTGTTAGTATGTAGAGGTATATCCATGTGTTCAAGTAGTTGCGATATTGTACAATAAGAACTATCTGTATCATTATATACAATAGGATCTCTACGCTCTAACTCTTTATCAGTTAGACCAGTCTTTTTCTTGATATAGTTACGTAGAATAACATTACTTTGTTTGATTACATCTCGCCCGGTTAGTGTAATTGATCGAGCAATATCACCATCGCCCATTTGAGATATCTTATTACCAAAATAACCGTAAATACGATTGATAAGAATTTTTAAAGTAAACTGCCAAATCCACAATTGGTCTATTTTAAATTGAGTTTTTTTGATTTGTTCTTGAAGATATTTCTTCTCTTCTTGAGAGGTGTATTGCTTTAGTTTGGTTTCTAATTTATGTAAGTTTTCTCGTTCTTTAGTCCATTCTGCCTTTTTACCTTTACGTATATCATAGAAGTGATCAGTTATGCGAGGGAATATACCTTTAGTTTTTTGAGAGAAAAGTTTCTTCGCTCTTGTTACACATATCTCATTCTTATTACACCACTTAGTAAATTCTCCTACAGTCATTTCTATATCTTTGTTATTGACTGTCTTTATGTAAACTTTATCTTTATCAGTACCAACAATACTTCCTACTTTAGTTTCAGGACTCAAGTTGAGAGTTACCATCACACTCGGATATAGAGAATTAGCATCAAAAGAAATTACATTATCTTGAAAACCACGCTGAGGTTCCCCTACGTATGCACCTTCATATTTTTCCGTTCTGTCGTCTCCCTTAACAAATGTAGGAATAACTCTAGGAGGGTCTTGCTTGCGCGCCTCTACTATTGCTCTACCATTTACAGTACTAATAGTACCTAGCGCAGCGTTGAAAGGAGTTAAGCCAATGTAAGAAAGCATTCTTGCTAGGTCCATGTACATTAACTTTTCATCTAACCTTACTAACAAGCGTACGTCATGAATATTGTAATCAACAAACTTCTTCCAATCGTTAATAGATAGTTCTGCTAGGTTAGTATCTCCAATATCTACCTTATTCTCTCCAAGTTCTA